TTTGAGGCCGGTTGGCAGAGTGGTTATGCAGCGGATTGCAAATCCGTGTACGCCGGTTCGATTCCGACATCGGCCTCCATTATGAAAGCCCCGTAGATCAAGCATCTACGGGGCTTTTTCATTTCTACGCCTCTCTCCCATTTCCGCAACTATCGACGATCATTTCCGCAACCCAGCTGCTGAGTCTGCTGTTGCGAGGGCACGCAGATGGCACAGCGGATAGAGCTTGCGACTAGCAAGCGAGGACCATGAATCCGACCCTCCAGCTGAGACTTCGAAATTTAGGTTGAGGGCTGGGAAAAAGGTAATTTTGGTAAGGGGGGATTCAGCTTTACTTCATAAGTTATACGTATCAATGAGTTATGGAGGTTTCTTAAAGGTAATAAAATGGTAATTTCGAGGTCAGGTGCTTACCTTTTCGGCTGTAAGAATGTCCATTTTGAAAATCCTTTACAAACAGACACTTAGCAAAAAATTACCTTTCTCCTTACCTTAAATTACCCTCCGAGGTAATCGCTGTACCCTTAGAGCCACGTGGGTTTCAGCCGAGTTTCGAACCCTCCTTACCAAAATTACCTGTTTTGAATGCCACCTCTGGAAATCGGCGTGGAAGCCCTTTTCCCGCCCCGAGGTGATGACCACCTTCGCAGGGTTCCGCAGGCATTTCCCAGCCTGTCCGGTCGCAGCAAGCCTCCGTTCTGAGCCGCACAGAGGCATCCGCAGGGCTGCAGTGAAAGCCACCTATTTAGCCCGCAGGCGTGGCGGGGGGACGACGGCGCGCCGTGGGGTCTGCCTAGCGCCCGGCGACGCCCCCGCGGCCGGCCGCCCAGCCCTGGACCGTGGGCCCCACCTCGCCCCAGTCGCACGCCGGGCCGTAGGCCTGAAACCCGCGCCATTGCTGGGCCGCAGGCGTGTTCCCGCTGGACGAAAAGCCACCGCTGTGGCATGATTTAATGGGTTTTTTCATGCTACAGACCCGGCGAAATCCTTCCGCGCGGGCACAAAAAAGCCGCCCAAGAAGGCGGCTTGTTGGTGACGCTGATCGGAGTTAGCTGCTGGCAGTGGGCACGAACTCCTTGAAGCGAATCACCTCCTCCCCCAGCCACTCGTTGATCGGCTCGAAGCGGTACTGCAGCGGCTCCAGCTCGTTCGCCATCCACACCTCAGTGGCCTCCTTCGCCGAGCCAAAGCCCCCGGCGTTCTGCGGCACCACCGCCAGGCACTGCAGCGGGATGCGCTGAGCGGCCAGCAGATCGTCGCGGCTGATGTTCTTGATGTTGTTGAACTCATCCTTCGCCGACACCTCACTCACCGGGATGAGCTGCATGCCGTCCTTCTTCCCACCTGGTGCGTACACCAACATGTTCTTGAAGTTGCCCGGGCCCTTGCTGTTCTTCAGCGCGGTGCGCAGGTTGTTGATGTCGTCCTCGTTGTGGGCGTTGTCGGTGATGTAGAGGATGAACCCGGCGTGGCTCCCGTTCTGGTAGTACTTGCGGCGGAACAGTGTTGCCGACTCGTTCAGCAGCGCGCTCTGCAGGGCTGATAGCCACTCGGGCAGCCCGTAGATTTCCTGGTTGATATCCGTCTCGCGCAGCTGGCACACCGTGCCGCGGGCGAATTCGTGTTCCTGCCGCCAGCCGCGGACCATGAAGTAGCTGTCCAGATCCACCCCGCGCCGCATGTACTTCGCCAGCGAGGGCTGCAGGCCGATCGCCTGGCGCAGCATGTTGTCGCGCTTCTCCAGGTAAGCGTTGCCGAACGAAAGCCAGTCCATAGCCAGCTGCCCGAACGCCTGGCGGCTCAGCAGCCGATGCGGGATGAACATCTTCTCCAGCTGGTTACGCTTGAACTGGATGCCCGACTGCAGATGCACCGAGGCGCGCACGCTCTTCGCCAGCCCATCCAGGGACAGCGGCGGTTCATACCACCGCCCATTGGCCCAGCACTCGATGTAATCGAGGATCTCCCGCCCATCCAGTACCGGCGTCGGGTCCCCGAAGCTGAACGACTCGATACCGCCACCCGCCTGGCCTGCCGGGATGAATTCCTGCCGTGGCGCGCTCGCCACCTGCTGCCTGTTGCCGCGGCTTTTCTTACTCATCAGAACGTCTCCATGAAGCCGCTGTTCGTGCCGGTCTGGCCCTCCAGCGGCTCGTTGTGCAATGCGTGGAAGAGCGCCCACGCCAGATCCGCGTGGCCGGTGTTATCGGTGCGCCCGGCGGTGTAGGTGAATTGGCGGCCGCTGGCCGTCACCGTCTTGCGGATGGCCATCAGCGCCTGGGCGAAATCGGTCCAGCCGGCGTCGAACTCCAGCCGGCCCTTATGCAGCACGTCCCAGGCCTTCATCACCAGCCGGGTCTTCACTTCCGGCGAGTAGCTGAACGTCGTCAGCCCGGGGAAGAACTGCCGCACCAACTGCGCCACACCAGAGCCCATGCCAGTCACGTCGATGCCGATGTACGTCACCCAGTAGCGCCGCGTGACCTGGCGGATCGTCTCGGCCTGGGCGGCGAAATCCATCCCGCGGAACTGATGCCGCTCGAGCGCGCGGAATTTCCCGCCCGGCACCGCCGGCGGCGCCACCACCACAAGGCCAGCGGTATCGCCGGTTTCGGCGGGGTCGTAGCCCACCCACACCTGGCGATCGCCCAGCGGGCGTGCAGCGAACGGCTTGTAGTCCTCGCCCCATACCACCCAGCTGTCCACCATGCACGGCTGCAGCATCTGGAGCGGGAAAATAGAAGCGCCGTCGTCGACGAACTGGCACATCAGCAGGTTCTGGAAGGCATCAGCCGCGTATTCCTGCCGCAGCTCATCGATGTCGAACAGATCACAGCCACACGCCTCGGCGTCGAGGATCGTCACGATCTGCCGCCAGATCTTGTCTTCGCACAGCCGCCCCTGCTGTAGCGCGCCATGCGAGGTATCAACGCTGATCCGCTGCGCCGCGGGCTTGCCCTTGTTGAAGCGCTCCCCCGTCCAGAACGTGTAGGCCTCATGGGCCATGCTCGAGGGCGTTGAAAAATAAGTCCGGCGGTACTGCTTCTGCATCGCCATGCCCGAGGCGACCTTGTTCAGCTCGTTGAACTTGAACGTCCAGAAGAATTCGTCGAAGTAGAAATTGCCGTGGTAGCCCTGCGCGGTGCGCGCGTTGGTGCCCAGGAAGTGCAGCTCGGCACCGTTGGCCAGAATGATCGGATCACCCGTCAGCTCAACGCCGCACACCTCGCGGGCGAACGCCTGGATGTACGCCTTGAAGATATGCGCCTGGTTCTTCGAAGCGGACAGGAAAATCTGGTTACGCCCGGTGACCAGGGCGTCAATCAACGCTTCGCGGGCGAAGTAAAACGTGGCGCCAATCTGCCGGCTCTTCAGGATCGCCCGGGTGCGCTGGTTTCCCGCCCGGTACCAGTCCAGCTGATAGCCGAAACAGCCATCGATGAATGCCTGGGTAAGCTGCTCGACCTCCTCTTCGCTGAACGCGTTGCGGCTGGGTTTCTTCTTCGGCGCGGCGTTGCGCGCATCCAGCTTCGGGTTGAGTTCCGCCTCGGTACCGCCGCCCTGGAAGCGCTGGATTCGCGCCTGCCGCTCCAGTTGGCGGTGCAACAGGTCGATTTCCTTGAAGTCCCCGCCGGTCTTCGCGTCCTTCAGGATCAGCTGCACCAGGCGCGCTTCCAGCGCCCCGCCGATCCGCTCCACGTTGTCCGAGCGGTCCCACTCGTCGCGACTCTTCCAGCTGTGGACCGTGCGGTCCTTCTCGCCCAGGAACTCAGCGATTTCGGTGATGCGCCAGCCCATCCAGTACAGAAATTTGGCCTGGCGGCGGTTGTCGCGGATCGGAATCTGAACGGTATCGGTCATGGCGGCGATGCTGCCGTCACGCGCGCGAACACCTGTAGCCCGGGGCTCTGTAGCGCTGCACCCTACAAAGCCGGCTCGTTGCCCAGCGGCAGCGGCCTGCCGAACATGCCCTCAACGCTAACGCCATCAGCACAGCACCGAGGAATCAACGCATGGCCGGCAAAACCGACACCCCTGCCAAGAAGTTTCGCTCCAAGTTTTTTCGCGTCGCCGTTGAGGGCGCCACCACCGATGGCCGCCAGATCGAACGCCAGTGGCTGATCGATGCCGCCGAGACCTACAGCGCCAACACCTACGCCGCCCGCGTCTGGCTCGAGCATTACCGCAGCACCCTGCCCGACAGCCCCTTCCGGGCCTATGGCGACGTCGTTGCGTTGAAGACCGAAGACGTCGAAATCGCTGGCGTGAAGAAGCTGGCTCTGCTCGCCCAGATCGACCCCACCAGCGACCTGATAGCCATGAACAAGGCGCGGCAGAAGATCTTCACCAGTATCGAGATCCGCCCCAAGTTCGCCGACAGCGGCCGGGCCTACCTGGATGGCATCGCGGTCACCGACAGCCCCGCCAGCCTGGGTACCGAGATGCTCACCTTCAGTGCTCAGCATCCGGACGCCAACCCGCTCAAGGGCCGCAAATCCAACCCGGCCAACCTGTTTTCCGAGGCCATCGAAGCCTCGCTGGAATTCGAGGAAATCGAGGACGAAGCGAACAAGGTCACCGGCCTGTTCAGCCGCGTGCTCGAGGCCCTCGGCAAGAGCAAGGACAAGGAAGGCAAGGACGCCGCTTCCTTCGCCGAGGTGACCGAATCCCTCGAGGCGGTCGCCGACCACGTGGCCAATCAGGGCAAGGAATTCACCGCGGAGCGGGAAGCCCGTGTTGCCCTGCAGAGCAAGCACGAAGCCTTGGCCGCCCAGTTCGCCGATCTGCTGAAGACGCTGGGATCGACCACCGCACCGAACAACCCAAGCAAGCCGCAGTTTTCGTCCCGGCCCCCGGCCACGGGCGGTGACGGCCGCATCGTCACCGACTGCTGATCCTCCCCACGGACCAAGCCCAGCCAAGGAACACCGGAGAAACTCATGCGTAACGAAACCCGCGCCCTGTTCAACGCCTACCTGCAGCAGCTCGCCCAGCTGCACGGCGTGCCCGACGTCACCACCAAGTTCGCAGCCGCACCCGCCGTGGCTCAGACCCTGGAAACCCGCATTCAGGAATCCAGCGAATTCCTCAGCCGTATCAACATCTACGGCGTCCGCGACCAGATGGGCGAAAAAATCGGCCTCGGCGTCAACGGCACCATTGCCGGCACCACCGACACCGACACTAAGGACCGCGAAACCCGCGACCCGAGCGGCCTGGATGACCGCGGCTACGTCTGCACCCAGACCAACTTCGACACCCACCTGAAGTACGCGAAGCTGGACGCCTGGTCGAAATTCCCGGATTTCCAGAACCGCATCCGCGACGCGATCATCAAGCTGATGGCGCTCAACCGCATCATGATCGGCTGGAACGGTACCAGCCGGGCGGCCACCTCCAACCCGGTAGCCAACCCGCTGCTGCAGGATGTGAACGTCGGCTGGCTGCAGAAGATGCGCACCGAAAACGCCGCACGCGTGATGAAGGAAGTCGTCGACGGCAGCAACAAAATCGCCATCGGCAGCGGCAAGGACTTCGAGAACATCGACGCCCTGGTCTTCGCCATGGTCAGCGAGCTGCTCGAGCCCTGGTATCAGGAAGATCCGGACCTGGTCGTCGTCTGCGGCCGGAAAATCCTCGCCGACAAGTACTTCCCGATCATCAACAAGAACCAGGACCCCTCCGAGATGCTCGCGGCGGATGTCGTCACCAGCCAGAAGCGCATCGGCAACCTGCCGGCAGTGCGTGTGCCCTACTTCCCGGCCAACGGCCTGCTGGTCACTCGCTTGGACAACCTGTCGATCTACTGGCAGGAAGGCACCCGCCGCCGCACCGTCACGGACAACGCCAAGCGCGACCGCATCGAGAACTACGAATCGGTGAACGAAGCGTATGTCCTCGAGGACCTGGGCTGCGCTGGCCTCGCCGAAAACATCGAAATCAGCTGAGGCCGGCCACCATGACCAACCCCTGCCGCCGCCACTTCCAGCGCGTCACCGCCGCCCTCGCGGCGGCGGCAGTTGCTGGTCCGGAACAAACCATGGAAGGGCTCAACGCCTACGAGCAGCAGCTCGCCAAACTCACCCAGGACCGGCTGCGCCTGTCGGGCATCCAGTCCACCGAAGGCAAGATCAAGCTCAAGGAGCAGCTGCTCCCCGAATACGCCCCCTACATCGAAGGGGTGCTCTCCGCCGGCCAAGGCGCCCAGGACGAAGTGCTGACCACCGTCATGGTCTGGCGCATCGACACCGGCGACTACGCCGGCGCCCTCGACATCGCCAGCTACGTGTTGCAGCACAAGCTGGTCATGCCTGATCGCTTCGAGCGCACCACCGGCTGCCTGATCGCCGAAGAGATCGCCGAAGGCGCCCTCAAGGCCCTGCGCGCCGGCAGCACCTTCGACCTCGAGCTGCTGCACCGCACCGCGCTGGCTACCGATGCCGAGGACATGCCCGACCAGGCCCGCGCCAAGCTGGTGCTGGCCACCGCCCGGGCCACCGTCGCCGGCCTCAGCGTCGAAAACCCGGGCAAGCCCGACCAGGTGCAGGCAGGCATCGACCTGTTCAAGCGCGCGATCGAGCTTTACGACAACTGCGGCGGGAAAACCGACCTGAAATCGGCCGAAGCCCTGCTGAAGAAACTTGCTGGCCCAGCCAGCTGACCGAGCCGTCCCCGGCAACCCCGGCGGCCCGGGGCTGATCAACAGGTCCTCTCCTTCCTCGTTGTGACGCCCCGGCCACCGCCGACCTATTCCGAGTCCTGAGCATGAGCGGCTTCGTTGCAGTCGGTACCAGCCCCGCCATCACCCTGACCAATGACGGCTTCTGGCCCGACGTCGACAGCGAAACCGTCCGCGCCTCCCTGCGCATCGACGCCAGCGTCAGCGATGCCCGGCTGGAAATGGCCATCGTCGGCGCCATGCTCGAGGCCAACCGCGACCTGCACAGCCTCAAGTTCCGCCACCTGGCTGCCGGCCATGAGCGCCTTGCGGATGTTCCCGCGGGCCAGATCAACGGCCAGAGCGAGCTGGTGGCCACCTACCTGCGCGCCATCTACTGCGCCGCCGGCGCTGAGGTGGCCGAGCGCTACCGCAGCTTCGACAGCACCGGCCAGGGTGACCGCAACGCCGAGGCCCTGAGCCCCACCATCGACGAATACCGCCGCGACGCCCGCTACGCCATACGCAGCCTGCTCGGCACCCCGCGCAACACCGTGGAGCTGATCTGATGGCCAGCGTCCGCACCGTCCAGGGCGAAACCGTGGATGCCCTCTGCTGGCGGGTCTACGGCCGCACCGCCGCGGTAACCGAAGCCGTGCTCGAGGCCAACCCCGGCCTGGCCGACCACGGCCCCGTCTTGCCGATCGGCCTACTCGTCATCCTGCCCGACGCCGCGCCCCAGGCCGAGCAGACCGAAGTGGTGAACCTATGGGACTGACCCTCAACTGCGGACAACGGACATATGCGCATGCCTGACAAACCCGAAACTTGGGCCTGGTTCGCCGCCTGGCTGCAGGAAAACTGGCCAGCGCTCTACGCTGGCCTGCTCGCCTTCGGCATCGCCGGGCTGCGCATCATCTATGGCGGCGGCGACCTTCGTCGCGTGGTGCTCGAGGCGCCGCTCTGCGGCCTACTCGCTCTGGGTGCCTGCCACGGGCTAAGCCTGCTCGGCATCCCCGCCAGCACCGGCCCCTTCTTCGGCGGCGTCATCGGCCTGCTCGGCGTAGAAGGCACCCGCGCCCTCGCCATCCGTTTCTTCAAGAACAAGGTGGACCAAGCATGACAACCCTTCGCCACGGCGACCGCAACGCCGACGTTCGCTTGCTGCAGCAACGTCTCAACGCCCGCGCCGGCGCCGGCCTGTTCGTCGACGGCGACTACGGCGACACCACCGAGTCCGCCGTGCGCGCCTACCAGCTGCGCATCGGCCTGGTGGCCGATGGCATCGCCGGCCCGAAGACACTGGCGGTACTCGGCGGTGCTGACTGTTCGACGCTGCTGCACAACGCCACACTGGTCGCCGCCGCCACCCGCCTCGGTGTCGAGCTGGCCGCGATCTACGCCGTCAACGAGGTGGAAAGCCAAGGCGAAGGTTTCCTGTCCCCGGGCCGTCCGAAGATCCTCTTCGAGCGTCACGTCATGTATCAGCGCCTCGCGCTGCCCCGCACGCCGAGCGACGACGCGAACGCCCTGCAGGCGCGTGCCGATCGCCTCGCTTCCCAGTACCCCGCCCTGATCAATGCCCGCCCGGGCGGCTACGCCGGCGGCGCGGCCGAACACCAGCGGCTGGCCAGCGCCCGGCAGATCGACGCCCAGTGCGCACCGGAGTCCGCCAGCTGGGGCGCATTCCAGATCATGGGCTACCACGCCCTGCGGCTCGGCTACGCCAGCGTCGACGAATTCGTGCGGCTGATGAGCCAGGACGAAAACCAGCAGTTCGAGGCATTCGTGCGCTTCATCGAGGCCGAGCCCACCCTGCTCAAGGCGCTGAAAGCCCGCAAATGGGCGGCCTTCGCCCGTGGCTACAACGGCCCCAACTACGCCCGCAACCTCTACGACAGCAAGCTGGAAGAGGCCTACCGCCGCCACGCAACCTGCTCGGAGGCCGCATGACCCGCATCGCGTATTTGGAGATTTCGCCTCGGATTACGGGGAAGACCACTCGAATGGTCGAGCGCGCCCGGGCCGTACACGCCGCAGGACAGCAGGTCGTGTTCGTTGTCCCTAACGGCGGCCTCGCGAAGCATCTAGCCGCCCTGCTGCCTGGCATCGATGTCGTTGCGGACAAGGACGTGCCGCGCATTGAGCAGCTGCGCCGCCGCAGCACCTGGTTCTATGACGAATTCGACTGGATTAAAGCGACCAGGCTGCGCGAAGGCGCCTACTACGCCACGACCCCGCGCTATGTGCGCAGGTTCGACGAACCGCCCCAGGCCGGCGACGTGCTGGGCTCGCTCATCGAGGCGAACGGCGGCCGCTTCGAGCGCTACTTGTTCCCCCACTTCATGCCCGAAGTGCTTCAAACACTGCGCGCCGATGTCACTCCCGAAGCGTTCCGCCTCCACCACCTCGGAGAACCTTTCGCATGATCGATATCGACCAGGTCCGCGCGCTCAACCCAACGGACGGGGCCGTCTACGTGCTGCCCGAGCAGTCATCGCCTGAGCTGGTCGCCGCCTTCGCCGAGGCGCTGGACGTCGCCCGTGCCGGGGTAAGATGCCTGGTCACCTGCTGCAACCTGCAACAGCTGGACGAGCGAGCCATGAACGCCGCCGGCTGGTACCGCCGGTGAGCACGCTGCGCCAGTGGCTCTATGGCCTGGCGTTGCTCGGCGCACTCGCGGGCCTGCTCTACACCCAGCACCTGCGCCTGGCCCTGGCCGATGCCGCCACCAACGCCGCCCAGGAGCAAACCGCCCGTAAGGACGCCGCCATCGACGTGCTGACCAGCGCCCTCAGCACGGAGCGTCAGGCGCAGGCCTCGCTGCACAACACCCAGGCGCTGCTGCGCCAATCCCTCACCGACCGGCAACTGCAGATCAAGGAACTGAAACGTGAAAACCAAGAGCTTCGCCTATGGGCTGATCAGCAGTTGCCTGCTGCTGCTCGCAGCCTGCGCCGGCGCCCCGCCCTCAGCGGAGCAGCAAGTTATCGAGACTGGCTGTCCAGCAGTCGTGCCCTGCAGCCTGCCGGCGGCAGCGCCCAGCAATAACGGCGAGCTGCTCGACGACGCCGACGTGCTCGAGGCGGCCTGGGCCGAGTGCGCCGCCCAGGTCGACATGGTCTACCAGCACCAGGTGCAGCAGGCCAAGCCATGAACAAACCCGAATCGCTCCGCGCCCACCTGCTCGCCGCCATTCCGGAGCTGCGCCACAACCCGGACCGCATGGCCGTGTTTATCGATAACGGCAGCATCCGCAGCACCGCGGCCACCGGCCTGTCGTTCGAATACAGCTACACGCTCAACATCATCCTGCTGGAGTTCGCCGGCTCGCCGGACGCGGTGGCCATCCCCCTACTCGCCTGGGTGCTGGTCAACCAGCGCGAGCTGACGGAGAACCTGAATACCGGCCGTGATGCGATCAAGTTCGAAGCCGATGTCATCGACAACAGCAAGGTCGACCTGTCCATCACCCTCCCCCTGACTGAGCGAGTCATCGTCAAGGCCGGTGCCAATGGCGCCCTGGTGGTGACGCATCCGGCTGAACCGGAGGTCGACGATGAACTGATCACGCTCTCCAGCCTGCGCATCGAGAACTCCGCCGGCGAGCTGCTCGCCGAATGGGGCCAGGCGTGACGGGCGACCTCGAAGCGCTGGAGAACTGGGCCGCCCCCCTGCTCGCCAAGCTCAGTCCCGGCGAGCGACGCAAGCTGGCCACCGACATCGGCCGCGACCTACGCCGCAACCAGCAGCAACGCGTAGCGGCCCAACGCAACCCGGACGGCACTCCCTACTCCCCGCGCAAGCCACGTCAGCAACTGCGCGCCAAGCGCGGGCGCATCAAGTCGAAGATGTTCACCAAGCTGCGCCAGGCCCGCCACCTCAAGCTGCAAACCACCGCGGCATCGATCGCGGTCGGCTTCCTCGGCCGCGCGGGCCGCATCGCCCGCGTGCACCAGGAAGGCCTGCGCGATCGCGCTGCCAAGGGCGCCCCCGATGTTCGCTATGCCAAGCGCGAGCTGCTCGGCTTCACACGCGAAGACCGCGACATGATCGCCTGCCGCCTGCTGGATCACCTCGCCGGTCTGTAAGCCGAGCCGCTACACGACCCGCCCCGTGCGGCCCGCGCGCGTGGTGGGCAGCATTCAGGCATGGACACATCCACCGAACTGGCCCGCCGCCTTGAAAACCTGATCCGCCTCGGCACCGTCGCCGAGGTAGACCACGCCGCCGCGCGCTGCCGAATCACCGCAGGCAACCTGACCACCAACTGGCTTGCGTGGGTCGCCCTGCGCGCTGGCGCCAGCCAGGACTGGGACCCGCCGACCATCGGCGAACAGTGCCTCGTTTTCAGCCCATCGGGCGACCCGGCCCAGGGCATCGCCCTGGTCGGTATCTATTCAGAGGCCCATCCGGCGCCGGCGAACAGCGCCACCGTGCGCCGCCGGGCATACCCGGATGGGGCTCTGATCCAATACGATCACGCCAGCCACACGCTGCACGCCACGCTGCCCGCCGGCGGCCGCGCCGTGCTCGAGGCGCCCGCCGGCGTGCAGATCCTCGGCGACGTCGACATCACTGGCACCGTCACCGTCAGCGAGGACGTGGTGGCTAGCGGTATCAGCCTGGTCGAGCACGTGCATGGCAGCGTGCAACGCGGCAACAGCAGCACCGGTGCCCCGCAATGAGCGGCCTGAACCTCAACACCGGCCGCGCGATCTCCGGGCTCGACCACCTGCGCCAGTCCATCGCCGACATCCTCACCACGCCAATCGGCTCGCGCCTGCAGCGCCGCACCTACGGCAGCCAGTTGCCGGAGCTGATCGACGCACCGTTCAACAACGCCACGCGCCTGCTCGCCTATGCGGCCACGGCCATGGCGCTGATGCGCTGGGAGCCGCGCATTCGGCTGAACAAGGTCGCCTTCACCCAAGGTAACGACGCCGGCACCTGGTACCTGGACATCACCTGCACGCCGATCGACAGCAACGAATCGCAGAACCTGCAGATCCCGCTCGCAATGGGGGCCGCATGACCACTTTCAGCCCCATCGACCTGTCGCAGCTGCCCTCGCCCGACGTCGTCGAAACCGTCGATTTCGAGACCATCCTCGCCGAGCGCAAGGCCTACATCTTTAGCCTTTACCCGGAGGCCGAGCAGGCCGCGGTCGCCGCGCTGCTCCAGCTGGAATCCGAGCCGCTGAACATCCTTGCCCAGGAAAGCGCCTATCGAGAGGTCCTGCTGCGTCAGCGCGTCAACGACGCCGCCCGCGCCACCATGCTGGCCTACGCGACCGGCGCCGACCTGGACAACCTCGGCGCACTGCTCAACGTCGTGCGCCTCATGGTCACCCCGGCCGACGCGATGGCGGTGCCCCCTGTAGCCGCGGTGATGGAGTCCGACGCGCGCTTCCGCGCTCGCATCCAGCTCGCCCTGGAGGGGTTCAGCACCGCGGGGCCCGTAGGCGCCTACACCTACCACGCGCTGGCCAGCTCGGCCGCAGTGAAGGACGTCGACATCAGCAGCGCAACCGCCGGAATCGTCACAGTCACCGTCCTGAGCACCGCCGGCGACGGCACGCCCGATGCCGCGCTGCTCGCCACCGTGAACGCCGCGCTGAACGACGAGGACGTCCGCCCGCTCTGCGATACCGTCGAAGTGCAGGGCGCCGAGATCGTGCCGTACCAGGTCGCCGCCACGCTCACCTTCTACAACGGCCCGGACCTCGAGCTGGTCCGCGCCGCGGCCGAAACCGCCGTGCGCAAGTTCGTCGCCGAGCAGCACGCCCTGAGCCACGATATCGCGCGCTCCGGCCTGTTCGCCGCCCTGCATCAGCCCGGCGTGCAGAACGTCACCCTGTCGCAGCCGGCGGCAGACATCGCAATCGACAGCCACCAGGCCGCCTACTGCACGGCAGTGGCGGTGCTCAGCGGTGGCGTCGATGTCTGAGCAGCTGCTTCCCCCGAACGCCAGCGCACTCATGCGCGACATCGCCGCAGGGTTCGCCGGCATCAGCGACTTGCCAGTGCTCGGCCGCTACGTGCGCAACCCGTCCAAGTGTCCAGCGGCCCTGCTGCCGTTCCTCGCATGGGAGCTATCGGTAGATGAATGGAACCCCGCCTGGGGCGATGACGTGAAGCGCCGTGTGATTGCCGAGTCAGCCGCGGTCCACCGCCACAAGGGCACCCTCGGCGCCGTCCGGCGCGCGCTGGAAGCCATCTTCGTCGACATCCCCTTTCAGATCATCGAAGGCGCAGACGCCGGCCTCTACGACGGCAGCAAGCGCTACAACGGCCTGCACTTCTACGGCCGCGAATCCAACTGGGCGAAGTACTCCGTCTTGATTTCCCGCCCCATCACGCTGGTTCAGGCTGCAAGCGTGCGCCGCATCCTCGCCTGGATCGCACCGGCCCGCTGCCACCTGCAAGCACTCAACTTCGAACAGGCCCTCAACGCATACGACGGGGCCATCCGCTACGACAACTCCTACCCGCACGGTGTCGCCTGATGAGCAACCTGAACGAAACCCCAATCTGGGAAGACGGCATTTACCAGATCGAGCTGACCGACCCGGTGGTTGGGGGCGCCGATGGCTTGTCGAACCGTCAGGGCAAGCAGCTGGGCAACCGCACGTCATACCTGAAGCAACTGGTCGAAGCCATCCTGGAAGCCATGGACCTCAAGGCGCCCCTGGCCAACCCGACGCTCACCGGCACGCCGAAAGGCCCCACAGCTCCGGTGGGAACCAGCACTACGCAGCTCGCCACAACCGCGTTCGTGCAAGCCGCCGTTGCGGCCCTGGTGAACGCATCGCCGGCGACGCTCGACACCCTGGCCGAGATCGCCACCGCGTTGGGCAACGACCCAAATTTCGCCACCACCATCACCACACTGCTCGGCCAGAAAGCGCCGCTTGCGTCGCCGGCGCTCACCGGCACGCCCACGGCGCCAACCGCAGCGGCCGGCACGAGCACCACCCAACTTGCGACCACGGCGTTCGTTGCAGCTGTACAAGCGCTTTTGAACACCGCGATTGCCCTAAAGGCGCCGCTTGCGTCGCCTACTTTCACAGGCACGCCACAAGCGCCACATGCGCCGGCTGGTTCCTCCACGAACCAGATCGCCACCACCTATTTCGTTCAGTCGGCTGTGGCTGCGCTGGTTAACGCATCACCTGCGACGCTCGACACGCTGGCCGAAATCGCGGCAGCGCTGGGCAACGATCCCAATTTCGCCACCACCATCACCACCCTGCTCGGCCAGAAAGCGCCGCTAGCGTCGCCGGCACTTACTGGCGCTCCCACCGCGCCGACCGCGGCTGCTGGCACGAGCACCACACAGCTCGCCACCACCGCGTTCGTTCAGGCGGCGATAGCCGCTTTTAGCGGCGGTCAGTTGCTCGCTGAGAACGGCTACAAGACCCTGTCGGGCGGGCTGGTACTGCAATGGATGAGAGTGAACGAATCGGCGTCGTCGGCAGCGCCGAGGAGCTGGCCGGTCGCATTCCCCAATGCGCTCTTCTCTGCCTGGGGCAGCAACATCAACTACGACGCCGATCTGACCATCGTCTCTGTTTCGACCACGGGCATCGTCTTTCGGGTCGGGGGATCGTTCGGCAACTCGGACAACATCTCCTACATCCTCGCGCTCGGCTATTGAAGAGGCCCTATGTTCACGTCCAAGACAACCCGAGGTTTTTACGATCCGCAGATCAACGGCGACAACATGCCGCCCGATGCTGTGGAGATCACCGACTCGCTGTACTCGCAGCTCATGAATGGACAGTCCAATGGCCAATTGATCAGTTGGGCTGATGACGGCATCCCGTACCTCGCCGATCCGCCTGCCCCCACGAAAGAACAGCTAGCGCAGGAAGCGACCGCTGCACGGGACCAACTGCTCCGGGCAGCAGCCACCCGCATCGCCCCCCTGCAGGACGCCGTAGACCTCGACGACGCAACTGCCGCCGAAGTGGCCGAGCTGAAAGCCTGGAAGCAATACCGGGTCGCCCTCAATCGCATAGACCAGCAGCCCGGCTACCCGACCACCATCGAATGGCCGATCAGCCCGGCCAAGGAGTCCGCATGACCACACTCGCGCTACCAGACGGCCTCACCTGGCGCCTGCTCGCCTCTGGACTGGGCCAGACCCTCAGCCTGCTCGCCCTGCGCCTGCTGCTGATCGTCGTCGGTCTGGTCGTCGTGCCGATGGCGCTGCCCTGGCGCACGACGAACGAAGCCAGCCGCACCCCGTTCACCGACGCCCTCGGCGACTGGCTGCTCGTCACCCTGCCCGGCTGGGCGTGGCTCTGGAGCAACGACCGCGACGGCGCCGCCGGCGACAAGCGCGGCTGGTGGCACCTGAACGCGCCTTTCGGGCTCGGCGCGTACCACTGGCTGTCGATGCTGCTCTGGCTCGCCTACCGCAACCCCGCGAACAACAGCAGGTTCACCCGCCTGATGGGCTGCCCTGTCACCGAGTGCGACATGCAGTTCTGGGGCGACGAGACCGTCGAGGATGACCCCAACAAAGGCGGCCTGCGCCTGCTGGTGGCCACCCATCGCGAAACTGGCCGGCGCTACGTCGGGCTGTATTGGGTGCACGAATGGTCACCGCGGCGCGCCCTGGTCGTGCAGATCGGATTCAAAGGCGAGCCGAGCGACTGGGCCGAGGACTATAGCGACGACCTGATCCGGCAATGGAAGGGCTTCACCTTCGAGATCAATCCGTTCAAGTTGATCGGCTCCACGCTGATCGCCTGACCCGAAACCCTGGGGAGGGATTGCCTCGCTTCGGCGGGGCTTTTTTTCGTCCGTGCGTTGTAGCGGCAACCGCTACAGGCCCGGTTCCTCGCGGGCCACCCGCGCGCGCGGCAAGCTCAAGGCTCACTGAACCGCGATCCTGCGCAGGAGCCGCCACACATGGCCACCGATTACCACCACGGCGTTCGCGTCGTCGAAATCAATGAGGGCAGCCGCCCGATTCGCACCGTCGCCACCGCCGTCATCGGGCTCGTCTGCACAGCCGAGGATGCCGACGCCGCCGCCTTCCCGCTCAACAAGCCTGTGCTCATCACCGACGTGCTGACCGCCAGCGGCAAGGCCGGCACCCAGGGCACGCTGGCCGCCGCGCTTGATGCGATCGCCGACCAGGCCAGCCCGGTAACCGTCGTGGTCCGCGTCGCTGAAGGCGAAGACGAAGCGCAAACCGCCTCCAACCTGATCGGCACCGTGCTCGCCAACGGCCAGAAAACCGGCATGCAGGCGCTGCTCGCGGCCGAAGCCCAGCTAGGTGTCAAACCCCGCATCCTCGGCGTGCCCGGGCTGGATTCGCTGCCCGTCACCACCGCCCTGGTAACCATCGCCCAGAAGCTGCGCGCCTTCGCCTACGCCAGCTGCTGGGAGTGCCAGACCGTCTCCGAGGCCATCGCCTACCGCGAAGGCTTCAGCGCCCGCGAGCTGATGCTCATCTGGCCGGATTTCTTCAGTTACGACACCGCCACCAGCGCCACCGTGAACGCCGCCGCCACGGCGCGCGCGCTGGGCCTGCGCGCACAGATCGACGAGCAGACCGGCTGGCACAAGACACTGAGCAACGTCGGCGTGAACGGCGTCACCGGCTTGTCCCGCGACGTCTACTGGGACCAGCAGGACCCCGCCACCGATGCCGGCCTGCTCAATGCCGCCGACGTCACCACCCTGATCCGCCGCGACGGCTTCCGCTTCTGGGGCTCGCGCACCTGCAGCGATGACCCGCTCTTCGCATTCGAGAACTACACCCGCACCGCCCAGGTGCTGGCCGACACCATGGCCGAAGCCCACTTCTGGGCGGTGGACAAGCCGATGCACCCCAGCCTGGTGCGCGACATCCTCGAAGGTCTCAACGCCAAGTTCCGCGACCTGGTGCGCCAGGGCTACCTGATCGGCGCCGAGGCCTGGTACGACCCCGCCGCGAACGACAAGGACACCCTCAAGGCCGGCAAGTTGTACATCGACTACGCCTACACGCCGGTACCGCCGCTGGAGAACCTGCAGCTTCGCCAGCGCATCACCGATTCGTTCCTGGTCGAGTTCGCCGAACGCGTCAACGCCTGACCCCAATCCACCCCGCGCGGCCCCGGCCGCGCCGTAGGAGAGCGCCCACATGGCCCTGCCGAAGAAACTCAAGAACATGAACCTGTTCAACGATGGCGTCAGCTACGTTGGCCAGAGCAAGTCCGTCACCCTGCCCAAGCTGGCGCGCAAAATGGAGCAGTTCCGCGGCGGCGGCATGGACGGCCCGGTGAAGGTGGACCTGGGCCACAGCGATGACGGTATCCAACTCGAGTGGACCCTCGGCGGGCTCGACCTCACTGCCCTGCGCCAGTACGGCGCTGTTTCCGTCAGCGGCGTGCTGCTGCGCTGGGCCGGCGCCTACCAGCGCGACGACGACGGCACCGTCTCCGCGGTGGAAGTTGTCGTGCGCGGTCGCCATGAGGAAATCGACATGGGCGACGCCGAGTCCGGCGAGGACACCGAGCACAAGTTCACCACCACCTGCAGCTACTACAAGCTGACGATCGACGGCAACGTGGAGGTCGAGATCGACCTGCTGAACTTCATCTTCAACGTCAACGGCGAGGATCTGCTCGCCGCCCACCGCAGCGCCCTCGGCATCTAAGCGCAACGCCCGCCGGCGTTCGCGCCGGCTCCCACCCCAACGGAGCAAGACCATGGCAGACGAAGTCACCACCACGGCGAAGAACCCCAACGAGGAAGTCATCACCCTCGACACCCCGATCCCGCGCGGCGCCACGCAGATCGACAGCGTCACCCTGCGCAAGCCCCTGTCCGGCGCACTGCGCGGCTGCAGCCTCGCCGAGCTGCTGCAGATGGACGTCAACGCCCTGCGCAAGGTGCTGCCGCGCGTGACTACGCCGGCGCTCACCGAGCACGAAGTGAGCGGCCTCGACCCCGCCGACCTGGTGCAGATGGCCACTGTGGTGGCTGGTTTTTTGTTGCCGAAAGCGGCGAAGGCGGAAGCGTCCCCCGACGCGTAGAAGACGCCATGGCGGACATCGCCGTGATCTTCCACTGGGGGCCCGAAACCATGGACCCCCTCCCCCTGACCGAACTGATGGAATGGCGCGAGCGCGCCCGCCTGCGAAGCGGAGTGAAGGATGATGGATAAGCTCCAGCTGCAGGTGCTGCTCGCAGCGGTCGATCGCGCAACCGCCCCGCTAAAGCGCATCAACGGTGCCAGCAACGCCACCTCCCGCGCCCTCAAGGAAGCCCGTGACCGCCTGAAGGACCTGAACGCCCAGCAGTCCAACCTGCACGGTTACGCCAAGCAGCGAGAGGCGGTGCGCGGCACCTCCGAGGAGCTGGCCAAGGCGCAGGAGAAACTGCGCCAGTACCGCGAGCAGCTCAAGGGCATGGACGCCCCTTCGGCCAAATTCCAGAAGACCTTCGCCAACGCCAGCGCCGCGGTAGATCGACTCACGCGCAAGCACGGCGACCAGCGCCGCGAGCTGCAGCGCCTTATTCCCCTGGTGAAGAACGCCGGAGTCGACACCCGCAACCTCGGCGCAAGCGAGCAGCGGCTGGTGGCGGACATCACTGCCGCCAACGCCGCGATCAAGCAGCAGAAGGACCGCCTCGCCGCCCTGGGCGTGCAGCAGGAGCGCGTGGCCAAGGCCAAGGCCGCCTATTCCAAGGGGCGCGAATTCGCCGGCAACACGGCGATGGTGGGGGCCAGCGCAGCCGCCACCGGCGCGGCCATGGGCGCGCCGATCATTGGCATGGTCAAGGCCTACAGCAGTTTCGAGGATGCCATGGCCGGCGTCGCCAAGCAGGTAGCCGGTGCCCGCGATGCCAACGGTCAGTTGACCCCGACCTACTACGCCATGGCCGATGGCGTGAAGAAACTCAGCGAAACCATCCCCATGGCGACCACCGATATCGCTGCCCTGGTTGAAGGTGGCGCGCGCATGGGCGTCGAGGGCAAAGAGAACCTGCTCGAGTTCGCCCGCGTGGCGGCCAACGCGTCCACGGCCTTCGAGCTGCCGGCCGACCAGATCAGCGAGAACCTCGCGCGCATTGCAGACCTGTACAAGCTGCCGATATCCAACATCGGCCAGCTCGGCGACGCCATCAACTACCTGGACGACAACGCAAAGTCGAAGGGCGCGGACATCATCGATGTCATGCAGCGCACTGCCGGTATTACGGCGACCGTGGGCATGAGCTTCAAGGACGCGGCCGCTCTGGGCTCCACCTTCCTCAGCCTCGGCGCCACCGCCGAGGTGGCCGGTACCGCCACCAACGCGATGATCCGCGAGTTGAACATCGCCACCCAGCAGCCGAAGCGCTTCCAGAAGGGGCTCAAGGCCCTAGGCCTGGAGGCAGAAGCCATCCAGACCGGAATGGCGACGAACTCGACGGCCACTATCCAAATGGTGCTGGAGGCCATCAATAAGCTGCCGAAGAAGAACCAGCTCGGCGTCACCACGCAAATTTTCGGCAAGGAATACAGCGGCCAGGCTGCCAAGCTGGCGAACAACCTGGGCGAGTACCGTCGCCAGCTCGAGCTGGTCAACGACGCCAAGGGCAACGGCTCGATGGATCGCGAAGCGGCGATCGCCGCCGAAAAGCTGTCCGGGCGCTGGATCATGTCGAAGAACCGGCTGTTCAATCTCAGCGCCGCGCTGGGGGAAACGCTGCGGCCGCAGTTGGTCCAGATCCTTGATGCCTTCAACGGTTTGATTTCGAAAGTCGACGCCTGGGTCAAGGTTCACCCGGCAATGGTGAGCATGATCCTCAAGACCACCGCCGGCATCGCCGCGCTGGCGGCTGGCTTCGGTGCGGTGGCACTCACCCTGTCCGGACTGATGGGCCCCTTTCTCGCCGTGCGCCTGGGCCTGTCGCTGCTCGGGATCAAGCTGCCCGGGGTCCTCGGTCTGCTCTGGAAACTCGGCAAGGTCGTCATCCCGTTTGTCTTCCAGGCGCTGCTATGGCTCGGCAAAGCCGCTATGGCAAACCCAATCGGCATCGCCATCACCCTACTGGCCGCGGCTGCATACCTGCTCTACGCCAACTGGGACAAGGTGAAGACCTACTTCGCCGGCCTCTGGGTCGAGATCCAGCAAGGTGTGTCCGGTGGCTTAGGCGGCATCCTCGCGCTTCTGGTCAATTTCAGCCCACTGGGCCTTGTTTACCGGGCGTTCGCTGGCGTCATGAGTTATCTGGGCATCGAACTGCCCGGCCGCTTCACCGAGTTCGGCGGCATGATCCTGCAGGGCCTGGCGAACGGCATCACCAATGCGCTGGGCGCGGTGAAGCAAGCCATCACCGGTGCCGGCGAGGCCACCATCGGCTGGTTCAAGGACAAACTCGGCATCCACAGCCCGTCGCGCGTGTTTGCCGAGCTGGGCGGCTTCACCATGGCCGGGCTCACCCAGGGCCTGCAGGCCGGCGCCAGCGGTCCCCTCGCGGCAGTGGCCGGCACCGCCAAGCGACTCGCCCAGGCCGGCACCTTGGCTGCGGGCCTCACCACCGCCGGCGGCGCCGTAGCGATCGACAACCGCGCGCCGATCAGCGCCAGCGTACCGCCTGCCGCCCAAGCCGCTGGCAACAGCTACACCATCCAGGTCTACGCCGCCCCCGGCATGGACGAGCAAGCTCTCGCCCGCCTGGTCGGCGCCGAGATCGACAAGCGCGAGCGCGCCAAACAAACCCGGGGCCGCTCCAGCCTCTACGACAAGGACTGACCCACCATGATGATGGCCCTCGGCATGTTCATCTTCAGCCTGGAAACCCTCGCCTATCAGGAGTTCCAGCGGCAAACGGAGTGGCGCCACGGTTCCACCAGCCGCATTGGCACCAACCCGGCGCGCCAGTACCTGGGCCGCGGCGACGATTCCATCACCCTGCCCGGCGTGCTGCTGCCGGCGCTGGCCGGTACCGTGCTCAGTCTGGATGCCCTGCGCTACATGGCGGACACCGGCAAGGCCTGGCCACTGGTGGAGGGCACAGGGCGCATCTACGGCGCCTGGGTAATCGAGTCCCTGAGCGAAACCCGCACGCTGTTCTTCAGCGACGGCGCCGCCCGCCGCATCGAGTTCACCATCAAGCTCACCCGCATCGATGACGGCCGCGTGGATCTGCTCGGCGCCGGCATCAGCACCGCCGGCAACATCCTGCGGGCCATCCTGTGACCATCCTCGACGACGCCCTGAGCGCCGCCGGCGGCCTGCTCGATCGCGCGGCCGACCTCTACCGCGAAACTACTGCCTATCCGCGTCCGATCTGCCGCGTCATCGTCAACGGCAACGACATCACGGCGGCGATCGAGCAGCGCCTCACCGGCATCGAACTCACCGACAACCGCGGGCTCGAGGCTGACCAGCTCGACATAACCCTGAGTGACCACGACGGCCTTCTGGCCATCCCGCCGCGCGGCGCCATCGTCCAGCTCTGGCTGGGCTGGAGCGACACCGGGCTGGTCAACAAGGGCCTGTACACCGTCGATGAAGTGGAGCACAGCGGCGCGCCGGACACCCTCAGCATCCGCGCCCGCAGCGCGGACCTGCGCAAGGGCCTCAAGGTCAAGCGCGAGCGCAGCTTCCACGCCAGCACCCTCGGCGCCCTGGTATCCACCATCGCGGCCGCCTACGGCCTCAGCCCTGTCATCAGCGCCGCCCTGAGCGTGCTGCAGGTCGCCCACGTCGACCAGGCCAACGAGTCCGACGCCAACCTGCTAACCCGCCTCGGCCAGCAGTACGACGCCCTTGCCACCGTGAAAGCCGGGCGCCTGCTGTTCATGCCGGTGGGCGGCTCCACCACGCTCAGCGGCTTGCCGCTGCGCCACGTCAACCTGACCCGGGCGGACGGCGACCAGCACCGCTACCTCGAGGCCGATCGCGACAGCTACACCGGCGTGCGGGCCTACTACTACGAGCTGAACAGCGCGAAAAAGCTCGAGGCCATCGCCGGCGGTGGCGACAACCTCAAGGATCTACGGCACACCTACACCGACCAGCACACCGCCCTGGTGGCGGCACGCGCGGAGTGGAAGCGCCTGCAGCGCGGCAGCGCCACGCTGAGCTATACGCTCGCCAAGGGCCGGCCCGACCTCATTCCCGAGCTGACCTATTCCCTCGAGGGCATCAAAGCGGAGATCGCCGCCATCGTCTGGCTGGGCGGCAACGTGCGGCACAGCTTCACGCCGGACAGTTACACCACCAGCCTCGAGCTGGATTCCAAGCTGCCGGACGCCGAAGAGGTGGAGGAACTGGCCGACGAGTCAACGGACTACACAGGCGTGGTGGCCTGGTACCGCGACGTGAAGACCGGCAAGCAGAAGTCCATCACCGGCGGCGATCAGAGCAAGCCCCGGCGCTTAGTGCATCTGTATGCCTCTAAGGCCAATGCCAAGCGCGCAGTAGACCGCGAACTGAAGAGGCTGCAGAACGCAGGCGCTTGATGGCAGAATTAAGCCTTTCCCAATGGATACGTAGTAAATGGAACTTCTCGAGGCAGCAAAGCCCTTCCTAAGTAACGGTTACGCGGCGATTCCTTTGATTGTTGCTATAGTCGCCGCACTAGCGAAGGCCCTAACGATGCTAGGTCAGGCCTTTGACTTTCATGATAAAAACATAGTTAGAAAACGGTTGGAGCGGCTTGAGAAATTACGAGCCGGTGTACAAGATTCGCGCCCACTGGCGGGATATCTGGAAAGCGCCATAGACATTGAGAAGTTTCGTATTTGTTCGGGCGTGTTAACAAGCCCAGCAAAAATGAATATGCTTATAGCTTTGGAGAGTAAGGGGATATGGGGTCGCGGCCAAATTAAAAGCATCGCAAAGTTTCTTACTACCGATGTCAAAACTCAAATAACCACGCTGGAAATCACAGCGTTAGACAAAATCGGTGCAGCAATTTCTATTATTGGTGGCTTTGCTCTTTTATTTACCGGGATAGTCTATTTTTTAGTGCTTGCATTAAACTTAAAACCGTACGGACTTATAGCAGGCTCAGCCGTTTGTCTACCGTTTGTGATTGTGGGTCGCCTATTTTCAACTGACTTCATCAATTACCTGATTGCGAAAAAAGTCCAGCTCCACTTGGCTCATCATCCGCTTCCATCTACCCCGACACTTCAATCACCTCCTCCCACCGAGTCGTAAAACTCCTACTTTTCATTTCCCGCCGCATCCCCCACGTCGGATCGGCGGGCACCCTCCCCAGGCGCACCGTTCCGCGCCCTTCTCGCTTGTTGATTCCATCCATCACCGCCATCAGCGCTTCGCTGCCGCGCCGTGGCGCCGGCGCGAACAGGTCGGCCGTCACTTCGCCGCGCTGGCTGAGGTCCGTCAGCAGGATGGCGCACTTCGAGTAGGCGTAGCCCGGCACGTAGATGCGCCGCAGGCAACACAACGCCAGCTCAAGGATGTCGCGGGTGTCGTCGGTTGGCACCGGTAGCGCACAGGTCAGTGCGTTCGCGTAGCGCGGTTTGTGCGGGTCGTGCACCTGCGTCTGCAGGCTCACCTGCAGGGCGCCGCACAGCGAGGCCTGCTCGCGCAGCTTCTCGGCGGCGCGGCTGACATAGGTGGCCATCGCCTCCTGAATCGGCGCCAGCTCGCGCAGCTTGGTGCCAAACATCTTGCTCGAGCAGATCGCCTGCTTCGGCGGCGGCCCGTCGCTGAGGTCGATACAGCTGATGCCCCGTAGCTCGCGGGCGGTGCGCTCCAGGGTGACGCCGAAGGTTTTCCGCAGCGTGCCGACGTCGTAGTTCGCCAGGTCCCAGGCCGTGCGAATGCCCAGCAGTGCCAGCTTGGGCGCCAGGCGCCGGCCGATGCCCCAGACCTCGTCGACAGAGGCGATGCGCAGCAGCTTCTCCTGCCGCACCGGGTCGCTCAGGTCCACTACGCCGCCGGTGGCCGGCCACTTCTTCGCTGCCCAGTTCGCCAGCTTGGCCAGCGTTTTCGTGGTGCTGATGCCCACGCCCACCGGCATGCCCACCCACTGCAGAAGCCGCGCGCGGATGGCACGGCCGAGCGCTTCCCGCTCAGCGATGCCGCTGAAGTCCGCCCAGCACTCGTCGATCGAGTACACCTCAACCGTGGGCACCATGTCGGCGATGATGCGCATCACCCGGTTGCTGATGTCGGCATAGAGCGTGTAATTGCTCGAGCGCACCACCACGCCGGCCTCGGCCAGATGGTCGCGGTACTTGAAGTACGGCGCGCCCATGGGCACTCCCAAGGCCTTCACCTCGGCGGTTCGCGCGATGACGCAGCCATCGTTGTTTGACAGCACCACCACCGGCCGCCGCTTCAGCGCTGGCTGGCAGATCCGCTCGCAGCTGCAGTAGAAGGAATTGCAGTCGATCAGGGCGAACACGTCATAGCCCCACATAGCTGATCACCCAGCGCACCACCCCGAACACCTCCAGGTCCTCGACGTATTCCAGGTTGATCTGTCGGATGAAGGGATGCGCCCCTTTCAGAACGAGGGCACCACTGTCGCGCGTCATCAGGCGGACGCGGTACTGGCTATCGCCGTCGATATCCACCACCACGTAGCAGTCCGGCACACAGCGCGCCGCGCGGTCCACCACTAGGCGATCGCCTGGGTACATGCCGAAGCCAATCAGGCTGTCGTCATCTACGCGCATCAGCCACGTCTGCGGCGCACCCAGGCCCACAAGCGAATCGAGCGAAAGCGTGCCCTCCTTCTCGTCCTCCGCGGGTGATTGGAAGCCCGTGATGCGCAGCTCTGCGGCTTCTGGTAGCAGGTGACGAAGCCGATCATGGCGGCCGAGAATGGTAAGGGACATGGAAACGGGTGCTCTAAAGACTGTATATTTATACAGATACCAGCAGCCCCCGCCGTCGCGCAACGGGCGTCCGACCATCAGCACGCGAAAGGAAGCACATGCCGTACTTCGTCCTTATCCTCTGCCTGGCCATCGCCCAGGGAGCCAGCGCGGCAGCACCGCGCACGTTCGTTGAAGCCAAGAAGGTAGCGTGGAAGCTCTACGCCGGTAACCCCGTGGAGTTCTACTGTGGCTGCCGATACAGCGGCAAAACCGTGGATTTGAAGAGCTGCGGCTACCAACCGAGGAAAAACCCGCAGCGCGCGGCGCGGATCGAGTGGGAACACATCGTGCCGGCCTGGGTGATCGGCCATCAGCGGCAGTGCTGGCAACACGGAGGAAGGAAGAACTGCACGAAGACGGACCGCGTCTTCAACCAAGCCGAGGCTGATCTGCACAACCTGGTGCCGAGCATCGGCGAAGTGAACGGCGACCGCTCCAACTTCAGCTACGGTTGGCTGCCGCAGAAGCCCACCCAGTACGGTGCTTGCCCCATGGTGGTGAACTTCAAGGCCCGCAAGGTGATGCCGCGCCAGCAGATCCGCGGAATGATCGCGCGGACCTACTTCTACATGAGCGAGCGCTATGGGCTACGACTGTCGAGCCAGGACCGGAAGCTGTACGCTGCCTGGAACAAGCAGTACCCACCCGAGGCGTGGGAACTGGCAAGGAACAGGCGTGTTGCATGCGCCATGGGGCATGAAAATCGGTTTGTCGAAGCAGTCAACCAGAGCACCTGTAGGATATAGGCCAATGAAGCCAGCAGAAACTGCCAAACGCAGCCCACCTCGCGAGGACTTGGTGCCGAACGAGGTAGTCGGATTGATGGTCGAGGAAAGCCTCACCCCTGCCGGTGCCTGGCGCCGCCACCTGGGGCTGTCGCAGCAGGAAGTGGCAGAGCGCATCGGCATTACCCAACCGGCCTACGCGCAGCAGGAGCAGGCCGCCAAGCCGCGCAAGGCCACGCGGGAGAGGATCGCCCAGGCGTTCGGCATCGCGCCGGCGCTGCTCGATCTCTAGCTGTCACGTTGTACAACTGACGCTTTGACAGCGCAGCAGAAAGAATCTGCGGCTTGAAATCTGAGGATGGCCATCTCTCTTTTATTTGAGATAGGCTACGCGACCTCATCGCATGGAGCAGCTATGTCTACTGCCACCTCTTTTGTTACCCCACTTCGCTATCCAGGTGGGAAAGGACGTCTTGGCGCCTGGCTGGCGGGATTGCTCAAGCACAATGGCCTAGACGGTGGGCTCTACGTTGAGCCCTATGCGGGAGGAGCTGGAGCGGCCCTGTACCTGCTCAGCAACAACCATGTGGACCGCATAGCAATTAATGATATCGACCCCGTCATCCATGCCTTCTGGTGGGCAGTCCTGAACGATACGGAGCGCTTCATCACCTTGGTGAACGAAACCCCAGTGACAATGGACGTCTGGCATCAGCAGCGAGACATAGTCGCTAACCCGATTGCTCATGACATAACGACACTTGGCTTTGCCACCTTCTTTCTGAATCGAACAAACCGCTCGGGAATGATAAAGGGGGGCGTAATTGGCGGACAAAACCAGACCGGCAAGTACCTGATTGATGCTCGTTATAAAAAAGAAAACCTTATAGGCCGGATCATTCATATTGGAACGCTGAGAGACCGTATTCAGCTATTCAACATCGACGCGCTGGAGCTGCTAACGCACCCTGCCCTTGAGCTAAATGAACGTTCTTTGATCTATCTGGACCCACCATACTTCGAGAAAGGTAGTCAACTTTATCGAAACCATTACAAACCTGATGATCACCAGCAGATTGCACAAGCCGTAATGGAGACTAGGACACCTTGGGTCGTTACCTATGACAATTGCGCCGAGATAAAAGCGCTATATGGCGAGGCAAAGGGGGTAGAATTTTCCTTGCACTATTCCACCCATTTATTGAGGCCAAAGGCGACAGAAGCAATGTTCTATGGTAATCTTTCCCTGCACAGTAATCCGGCCTTAAAGCGATAATCACCAACACTCAATTATGTAGTGTTTTAGCTCACTCCACATTGAATTAAGCGTTTCCCCACTTGGAAAATGAGCTGTTGAGTGAAGGTATTTTTGCAGAGTTGAAATCGTGAGCATTCCACCATCCTCTGCGCAATGTCTTAAAACCACATCTAGATGATCCTGGCTTAGCTTTCCATTAGCCTGCATGTGCCTTGCAGAGCACTTCACCTTATCTCGCAAAGGTGTGTTGTGCTCAAGCTTCCGAATAGCGCTTGGATTATTTTTTAGATAATTATCAGAACTCAGCTCCAGCAAGGCCCGCAAAAGAAAGGATACCGATATAGGGGTCCCTTTATTACCTGTGTGCGTAAGGGTTGCCAATTCTCGAAGAATATCGTGCACTTTCGTCTCACTATCAGGCACGTCCAATCCATGGCCTTTTACAGAAAATAATCTTTCACGAGAGCCTGAACGAGCCTTTGCAGGGCGGGAGGCTTTTGCCGGAGCTCCATTTGTCTCTGATGGTTCGGCGACATCAGTATCCGCCTCATAATCGCTCGTATCGCGAGGCGCAGCGGAAATTGGCGTGGGGCGCCGCTCATCATAATCCCCCCATCCACCTGCAGACTTAATTCCCTTCGCGAAGTCTTTACGCTGCCCTTGGCTCTTAAGTTTTGTTACTGTTGTTTCACCACTAGCCAGCTCCACGAGCACCGTAGCTATTGCGCGATCAAAATAATCTTCGTCAGCAATTCGAAATACCTCACCCTTAGAAACATGAAGTCCTAGCTCCTTGCGAACATCCTGAGTACTTAGCAGGCGTGATAAGGTGGTTGTGGGTATTTGTTCGTACTGGGCTAATGTAATAAGCCCTTTAGCTAAGGCATAGGATAAGAGATTAGTGGCTGGCCTATTCGTACCGCGAGCCCCGATTCTCCCAAGAAAACTTTCGTACTCTTTTGTCCCCCAAGAAGCGACACCCACCCCATTATGCTCACCGCCATGCCGCAACTGAATCCAATAAGCAGCCTCCAAGAAGTCTTTAAAAACTGCGAACTCAATACGCTTGGGTATTTCTACAATCGCCTTTTTCCTTAGCTGTTCATATTGCTTGCGCAACTTCAGATCAGGACAAAGCCTAGGGTTGTTTATAAGCTTGAGTGCCGCCAGACGTCTATTGCCCTCCACCACAATCCACGGCTCTTTATCCATTTCTTTTGAGGGCATTACCCCCAAATTATCAAACGGATTAAGCCCTTTTGCGGAAATATCTGTCGCCAATTTATAAACCTTTTGCGCAACACTCCCCGAGGTCATCCACTCATATATTTCTCGCTGAGATTGCTTTTCACCATGCCTGGCATTTTCAGAGTCAAGCAGCACACTATTGACTGCAATCTTTTTCCTAGACGACATTCAAAGGCTCCATGGAGTTTGAGTACGAAACAGTGAGCGAGGCATTGGTGTCGGAGAACAGCCCAAGCACATATCCTTCAAGCGTTTGGGCTGCTATACCGCGAATGAAATGTTCCATCTACAGCACTATCGCGGTATAGAAATTAATCCATCGCTCGTATTGGTCAAGCATCCTATATCCCTATATTCCACGACAAATAAGATCTTCGTACTTAGCCCTCCCGACCTAAGGATCGAGAGGACGCTTCTAATTGCAGCGGTTTGCAAATGCCTCAGCCAGTCTCAACAGACCTCTCTGATCATCTACCGACATACACCGATAGAACTCCAGCAACTGCTGCTCCAGAAGGTTCAGGCTCATCACCGTGTTCGTTTGTCTTGAGTCTTCCGTGCTTCGACTCCACTCCACGCTTTCGTCCTGCATGCTCCAACACTCCGTAAAATTGGAAGTGCCGGGCCTGCGTCATTGTCTACGCCCAGTTAGCACGTAAGAGATGCTTACCTCGGTGCGGCATTCGAGCAGCTCCAGATAGCTGGTGGTGATTGGCCTGAGACCCATTTCCATCAGGACCACGGCGGCCTCTTGTTCACCCATGAGCAGCGCGAAGTCGGCGACCTCGAATCCGAGACGCATGCGTTCTTCCCGGAGTCTAGAACCGAGGACTTCGGCAGGTACGTCGATGAGGGCGTTGATGTTCGCCAAGATCGTTCAGACGAGGCGATCACGGCCGCTGGGGCTGGCGTGCCACCAGCTCTGCCAAGGCGGTGATGGTGCGAAGCGCGACGGCTTGGTCCGCTTCAGGGAGCGTGCGATAGCTCGCGATGATCTGCATTTCTTCCATGGATAGTCCCTCTCCCTTGATCGGCGTCCTGTTGCCTGTGACCACGTACAGCACATCGACGCCCTTCTCCGCCACAGCGGTCAGGTACACAGCGTCTGGGCTGCGCTCGCCTTTCTCATAGTTGAGCTGGCTGTTCTTAGCCACACCTGCGAAAGCGGCGAAATCCGATTGATTAAGGCCCAGGCGTTGCCGCTCTTCCTTAAGGCGATCGCCAAATCCCACGAATACGCACCTCAGATCGTTGACAATCAATCATTCGTGGGAAATACTTCTTCCGTCATCACACGAAATCACACGAAACCGCACTATGCCGAACGGATACCCCACCGAGCAAGCGCTCGAAAAGGCACGGTCACTGATCAGTCAGACGGGCCGAAGCGCCAAGGAATGGGCCGAGGACAACAGCCTGTCTCCCTCAACTGTGTACGCCGTCCTGAATGGCCAGAAGAAATGTCTGCGCGGCGAAGCCCACCGGGCGGCAGTTCTGCTCGGCATAAAGGAAGGCGTTATCGGAGAGGTGCAGCGCTACGGGCGCCGCAAGACCGACGCCGAACCAGCGATCGCAAGTTAAGCCCAACGGCCCAGTCGAGAAACCAGAACATGAAGCGCAGCACCCTAGAAACACGCCGCCAGGCCGTCAGCGCCATCATTTGCGACTACCCGGGCGGGCGTGACTGCGCAGCCCCACGGCTGGGGCTGAACCTCAAACAGTTCGACAACCACGCCTACCAGAATGCCGGCAGCCGCCCGCTCTCCGACGAGCAGCTTCACCTGCTCGAGCAAGAGGCCGGCACCCACCACCTGCCGGACTACCTCTGCGCCCTCTACGGCGGGGTGTTCGTGCCGCTGGCCGACCCGGAGAGCCTGGACAACCTGGACCTCTACAGCCGCGCGCTGGACGTCTCGGCGAAGCGCGGCATGGTCGACTCGATCATCGAAATGGCCCTGAAAGATGGCGTCATCAGCAGCATCGAAATTCGGCAGATCCTCTCGGCCCACCGCGCCTACGTGGCCGCGCGGCACGAAGAGGTCGCCGCCGTGATCATCCTGCACCAGGAATAGCCGAGGGACGCTATGGGCATCAGCTACCAGATACACATGGAATTGAGCGGCCCGGCAGGGGCCGGGAAGACATTGTTGCTGCACCTCCTAGGCCGATGCCTGCTGGATGCGGGCTTCAACGTGGAGTGCAAGGACGGTGGCCACATCGTTCAACCGAACGCGGAGCCCGCGCGGCCCTACAGGATGGCCGATGGCCTGATATCCCTATCGACGCGCTGGGCCAGCGTTGAACAGGTCGAGGACCTCCGCCGACGCGCCAACAGTCCGCGCGATCGCAATGGGGTCATCGACGACGTTGGCGATGAGGCGGTCGAGGTAGCGGCCCCGGTTGATGGGCCCGAGGGCGCGAATCGCATCGTTGCAGGCCTTCAAGCCCTGCTCGCGGTGGCCCTGGAACACCAGCAGGCAGCCCAGCGCGAAGAGGTTGCGCAATGCGATCGCGATTTCCCCCGGAAAGCGCTGATCGATGAGTTGGGATAGTTCGAGGCCGTCCACGTCCTTGCGTTGCTTTTCCATTCACTGCTCCAGATCGATACGACAGGGCAAAACGCCCAGGCAGTGAACGTTACCGGTAGGCCAATCGGGCTGCCAAGCAGGAACCGTAGTAGGCGCACGACGCGCCGCAACTTTACCGGCCACGGCTGGGCCGCGACTGGCGGCGGGGAGACAGATGAGCACTTACAAACTGGTGTGCCCGGCTTGCCGCGGGCGCATGCGGATTCGTACATCCGAGGGGCAGACGCCCTGCTTTCGTTCTACGTACTACCAGTGCACGAACCTGGCCTGCGGCGCCACCTACAGTGGCTCGGTAACCATCGATTTTCAGCTCAGCCCGTCCGGCCTCACTCAGCCGTTGATGGTGCTTCCGGTCGCCCCGTCGATCGAGCGAATGAGGGCGCTGCGCCTGGCGCGCGCCGACGACCAGCAGTTGGACCTGCTGGAACCCACTTCACAACAGGGAGTACTCACCGCATGAACGCCGCACCGTTGCCCATCGACCCCTCCACCGACTACCGCGCGGCGATGCAGTACGCCGCTGTTGCCTACCTGCAGCGCAATGACGTGCTGCACCTCGCCGGCGAACAGCTGATGGCGAGCTGCGTGCAGTACCTGGTCACCTCCCTGGGCGTGCCCCAGTTCATGGTGCAGCGCATCGCGGATCTGGCTGTGGCTGAGTTCGAGGCCCGCCAGCTGGCACCCAGCGTCGAAAGCCCCACGCTGTTGCAGGTGGCCTGGGTCGGTATCGACTTCGCGTCCGCCCCGGACGTAGCCGTGCTGATCGATACCCGCACCGGCGATCGCTATTCCGTGCCCGCTCGACTGCTGCCCAGCCGCCTCACCAGCCGCCCGCAACCCGTCAACTGACCCCCTGAAACCGCCAGCCCCACCGCCGTGGGTTTGGGTGAACTGCGCCCGAAAACCGGGAGGAAGCCATGCAAACAGCCGTTTCCGTACAGCTCGACATGCCGCAACCCGTCGCCGAAGCACTGCTGGCGAACCTGCGTCACGGCCTGCGCCTGGCGCTGACCGAGCACTGGTACGACGACCGTTATCGCGCGGTGCCGGAGCAGCTGCGCAGCCAGCGAATTCTGGACGACCACCCAGCCCTGGCGGGCCACAAACGCACCATCGGCGCGCTGCAAGCCGCCCTCTCCCACTCTTGATTGGCCGTTCGACATGACTGAAGAAGCGCACAACATCGACCCACGAATTGCCGAGCACGCCCCCCACATCGCCGCGCTGGCCGAGAAGCACCTCCTGTTGATCAACATGATCGAGCGGATGTTCGGAGCAACTGAGTACTTCCGTGACGCCGACTACTACGAGGCGCGCGGTTATCTCGCGGCGCTGATGTGGACAGACGCAATTCCTGCCGGCCCGGGCTACGTCGACCATTACATGGAACCGCTCAGGGTATTGCAGAAGCTGGCGAAAAAGGACGTGGAGCAGCAGCCGTGAAAGCAAGCCCCATGGACCAGCAGATCCGCGCCGACGTGCTGCAGAGGCTGGAGTCCGACTACAGCCTCAAGCGCCGCACCGGCACCACCTTCATGCGCGGCGGCGTCTGCCCGGCCTGCGGGAAGAAGGAGCTGTACAGCAACTACGAACAGCCCTGGTTCATCAAGTGCGGCCGCGAGAGCAAGTGCGGCCAGCAGTGGCATGTGAAGGAGCTGTATCCGGACCTGTTCGACGACTGGAGCAAGCGCGCCCCGGCAACCGAGCAGCAACCCACCGCCAGTGCCCGCGCTTACTTGGAATTCGCCCGCGGCTTCCGCCTCGAGCTGCTCGAGGGCTGGTTCAGCCAGGAACACTACTTCGACCGCGTGCTGAACATCGGCAGCGCCACCGTGCGCTTCGAGCTGGAGCATGGCGGCTACTGGGAACGGCTGATCGACCAGCCGCATCGCTTCGGCAAGCAGAAGGCACGCTTCAAGCCCGGCGCCTCCTACCGCGGCTGGTGGTGGTGCCCGCCGAGCGTCGACCTGCTGGCGGCGAAGGAAATCTGGATCGTCGAGGGCATCTTCGACGCCATTGCCCTGCTGCACCACGACATCACCGCTGTTTCCGCCATGAGCAGCAACGCCTTCCCCGAGCAGGCCCTGCTCGAGCTGGGCAAGGCGCGCGGCGGCAAACTGCCGAAGCTGGTATGGGCGCTGGACAACGAGCCCGGTGCGCACCGCTACACGCGGCGCTGGGTGCAGCAGGCGCGCAAGCTGGGCTTCACCTGCGAGGCCGCGCAGATCCCGCAGCATGACGGTCGCAAGGTCGACTGGAACGACCTGCACCAGCGCTGGCAGTTCATCGACGACGCGGTGAAGCGCGCCGACCGCATCGAGGCAGACCTCCACGAAGCGCGCCACCGCGGGGCGCTGCTGATCGCAGAAAGCGCCAGTGAAAAGGCGTTGCTGATGTACCAGTGGAAGGAGCGCGAGGAGTTCCACTTCGGCTTCGACTCGCGCCTGTACTGGTGGAAGTTGGACATCGAGAAATTCAACAAGGCCATGCAGGCGCTGGAGAGCAGCGACAACGAGGACGAGAAGCTGCTGAACGATCGCGCGCTTCGGGAGAAGGCACTGCGCATGTCCGGCTGCGTCGTCGAAATCGCCAACTGCTACCCCCAGGCGCTCTACTTCCAGGCCAACACCGTCACCGACGAGAGCTGGTACTACTTCCGCGTGGACTTTCCCCACGGCGGCGCCAGCGTGAAGAACACCTTCACCGGCGGCCAGGTGGCAGCGGCGAGCGAGTTCAAGAAGCGCCTGCTGGGCATGGCCGCCGGCGCCGTGTTCACCGGCAGCGGCCAGCAGCTCGACAAGATCCTGAAAGACCAGCTCTACGCCATCAAAACGGTGCAGACGATCGACTTCGTCGGCTACAGCAAGGAATTCCGCTGCTATGTGTTCGGCGACGTGGCCATCAAGGATGGCGCCGTCGTCAGCGTCAACGAAGAGGACTACTTCGAGTTCGGCCAGCTGCGCCTGAAAACCCTGCAGAAGGGCGTGCCGGTACGCATCGATCAGCAGGGCAAGGGCTACGACAACGAGTGGCTCGCCCTGCTGTGGACCTGCTTCCGCGCCCAGGGCGTGGTGGCGCTGGCGTTCTGGTTCGGTTCGCTGTTCGCCGAGCAGATCCGCGCCAAGTACCAGTCCTTCCCCTTCCTCGAGGCGACTGGTGAAGCCGGCGCCGGCAAGACCACGCTGCTTAACCTGCTCTGGAAGCTGCTCGGCCGGTCCGGTTACGAAGGCTTCGACCCGTCCAAGTCCACCAAGGCCGGGCGCTCGCGCCTGATGGGCCAGGTCTCCGCCATGCCTGTGGTGCTGCTCGAATCCGACCGTAGCGGCGGCGACGACAAGGCCCACGCGAAAACCTTCGACTGGGACGAGCTGAAGGACTACTTCGGCGGCGGCACGCTGGCCACCAAGGGCGTGAAAACCGCGGGCAACGAGACCTACGAACCGCCGTTCCGCGGGACCATCGCCATCAGCCAGAACGCCCCGGTGGTCGCCTCCGAGGCGATCATGACGCGGATCTGCAAGCTCCACTTCGTGCGCCCCAACGTCACCCCGGAAAGCCGCGTAGCCGCTGACCGTCTCACCGCCCTGGACGGCGACACCCTTAGCCACTTCCTGCTGCGGGCTCTGAAGGCCGAAGCCGAGGTGCTCAAGCAGTTCGACGAGCGCGTGCCCACCCACGAAGCGCGCCTGCGCCGCTTGCACAGCCACTGCATCGCCTGCGATGCCCAGTACCCGAAGACGGCCAGCGAAAACGACGCCTGCCCAGCTTGCGGCAATACCCTGCGCGGCTACATCCGCGTCGAGCGGATCATCAAGAACCACGCCCAGCTGCTGGCCCTGCTCGACGCGCTGCGCCTGGTGGCGCCGCTCAGCGACGCCCAGGTCAGCGCCACCATGCGCTGCATCATCGAAATGGCCCTGGAGCGCCAGGCGGCCATCAGTGCCGACCACCCGGTGGTAGCCGAATTCTGGGAGGTCTTCGACTACCTGGAAGGGCTGGACGCGGAGGGCCCGGTGGTGAACCACAGCAAGAAAGACGGGCTGATCGCCATCAACCTCAACGAGTTCGCCGAGCGCGCCGCCGAGCACCGCCAGCGCCTGGCCGACGTGCCCGAGCTGCGCGAGCGCCTCAAGGACAGCCGCAGCCGCAAATTCCTCGAAACCAACCGCGCCGTCGACTCCGCCGTGCGCAGTCACCAGGCCATGCGCCACAACCACAGCGTCACCAAATCGGCCACGGTGAAGTGCTGGATGTTCAAGGCGTAGGGCTGCAACCCGCGCCAATCAACGCCGGCGGCAACCGGCACACCCATGAGAGGAGAAGCACCATGCAAATCGATGAAAACGCAGGAAACGGAATGGCGGGAGGGCTGGTGGCAACGCTGGCCGCCCTGCTGGTGATCGCCCTGGCCGGCGCCTCGATGCCCGACCTGATCGTCTGGCTGGCCCGTTGAAAGCCTGAAAAAACTGCCCGGACGCGGCAACGCCCGGGCAACCCTTCCCCAAGGAGAAGCACCATGCACCACCTACAACGGCACCACCGCTGGGCCTTGCTGGCAATGGTCGCCGCGCTCGCAAGCGTGACCGCCACGTCGGTGGCGCTGGCCATCGCCGCGCTGATCGAGAACGCCATGCTGGCCGTCCTGTTCGCATCCGCCGCGGTCGTCCTGGACCTGTTCAAGTACATCGCCTGGCCGCTGGCCCTTGGCCTGCTGGCGGCACGACGAACCCTCTGCGCGCTGCTGATGATGGCCTGCGCGCTCGCCCTGGGCGGCGTGTCCGGCTGGGCCAGTTACGACCGGCTCTACAGCTCGATCATCACCAGCCGCGCCGAGTACCAGGCCCGCCACGAACAGCGCAAGGCCGACCTGGTGGAACAGCGCGACGCCGACGCCGCTCGCATCGAGCAGCTCGACACCGACGCGGCCGCCGTCCACCAGCAGGCCAACGCCCTGCGCGAACGCGGCATGGTCAGCCGCGCCCTGGAGCTGGAGACAGCCGCCATGGCCCGCATCGACGCCGAACGCGAACGCGCCCAGGTGCGCAGAGATTCCGCTTCGCAAGAGCTGACCACCCTACTCGCCCGCCCGGCCAAGGCCGCAGGCCTACCCCTCGAACTGGCCACCCTACTCTGCCTCGGCTTCGCCGCCGCGCTGGAGATAGTCCCAGCCCTGATCCTCGCCGCCCTGCGTTCCACCCCCGTCGCGGAGCGCTCCCCCGTAGCCGTAACCGAGAACCGGAAACAGGCCAAGGAACACCAGCAGGAACGAACGGAAACCGACGCGGAAACAGCCGTCGCCCAGGTCCTGCCGCCCGAGCTGCAGCAGCTCATCGCCGAAGCGCAGAGCGGCGCCAAGGTGGCAGTCAGGCAGGTAGCGAAGGAACTCCAGATAGGCAGCAGCAAGGCCACCCGATTGCTGCAGCAGGCCGCGGAACTGGGCCTGCTGCACAAGACCGCCGGCGGATACGTCGCGGCGTAAAAGACGGCCCCAGGGGGCGGCAACCCCCCGAGGCCTTACCAACCCCAAGGAGAAGCACCATGCAAGCACAAACCCCCGAAGTCAGCGGAGCCAAGGCTATCACCGGGCGCACACGGCCGACCATGGCCAGCAAAGCCCTGGATCTGCCGAACGTCTGCGACGTATGCGGCAAGGCCCGCGCTACCCGAAAGCACAGCGCCTGCAGCCGTATCCGTCAGCAACGCAAGAACCTGGAATGGACAGCCTTCATGGCCGAACGCGCCGCCGCCCGTGAAGCGAAGGAGCGCCGTTATGTCCGTTGAGCCCGTCATCATCAACGTCCGCGAGTACACCGGCACCTATATCGCGAAGGCAGCGGGTCTCAAACCAACCGCCAGTTGTACGGCCGGCCCGCGCCACGCCGCCGAGCCCCTGGTGAAGAAGCTCGGCCTTGCGCCGGGCTTGATCCAGGAACAGTCCCGCGAGGGACTGGCCTACGGTTGCTCGCGCTTCGCCCACCCCGGCGAGCTGACAACCAACATCAGCGACAAAGCCCATTGTCCAAACTGCGGCATCTGCCATACCCGCGAGGAAACCTGCATCGAAGCCAAGGCCCGCGTGGGAGGTGGCGCTTGAAAGCGCTGAGCATTCGCCAGCCCTGGGCATGGCTGATCGTTCGCCCCGACTTGACCGACCCCGCCGAACGCGCTGCGGCGCTGGCCGCCGGCCACATCAAGGACATTGAGAACCGCAGCTGGCCGACTCACTTCCGTGGGCGCGTGCTGATCCACGCAGGCAAAGGCATGACCGGCGCCGAGTACACCGACGCCTACCACTTCGCACTTGAGGTCGGCATCAAGCTGCCTCTGTTCAACGAGCTGGAGCGCGGCGGCATCGTCGGCACCGCCACCATCACCGGCTGCAGCGACGACAGCCCCTCGCCCTGGTTCTTCGGCAAATTCGGGTTCGACCTGGTCGACGCGAAACCGCTGCCATTCCTTCCCTGCAAGGGGCAGCTGGGGTTCTTCCAGGTTGACTATCGGGAGCTTCCAGCATGAGCGCACTTCGCCAAGGCGACATCTTCGCCGCTGGCGCCCAGCGCCTGCAGATGACCGAAAGCATTGAGCTGACGATTCAGTCCCTGCAGGCCCACGGCACCGATCACGATCACTGGGGCATTGCCTGGTCCGGCGGCAAGGACAGCAGTGCCACCCTCACCCTGGTCATCTGGCTGATCGACACCGGCCGTATCAAGCCACCGAAGACCCTCACGGTCTTCTACGCCGACACGCGCCAAGAGCTGCTGCCCCTGGCCAACGCGGCCAGCCAGATCATGGACGAGCTGGAAGAGCGTGGCATCCAATTCGAAGTGGTCACCGCGCCACTCGACAAGCGCTTCATGGTCTACATCCTGGGCCGTGGTGTGCCCCCGCCGAACAACAACACGCTTCGCTGGTGTACCCGCCAGATCAAGATCGATCCGATGACCCAGGCGCTTGAGCAGCGCCTCGCCAACCTAGACGGCAACGTCCTGATGATCACCGGTGTGCGTCAGGGCGAAAGCGCGATCCGTGACAAGCGCATCGAAATGAGCTGCGGAAAAGATGGAGCAGAATGCGGCCAGGGCTGGTACCAGAAGATCCTGCCCGAAGCCAAAGGCCTGAAAGGGCGCCTCGCTACACTGGCACCGCTGCTCCATTGGCGGGTATGTCATGTCTGGGAATGGCTCAAGCACTGGGCTCCGCTGGCGGAGTTCGGCGACTGGTCAACGGCTACCATCGCCGATGCCTACGGCGGCGACGAGGCGGAAGAAATCAACTCCCGCACCGGCTGTACCGCCTGCCCACTAGCCAGCGAAGACAAAGCGCTCGATACCATCCTGCTCAATCCGTCCTGGGCATACCTCGCTCCCCTAAAGCGGATCAGGGCCTTGTGGCGGGAGTTGCGCGAGCCACAGCACCGGCTCCGCAAGGCGGGCATCGAGCGGCTCAAGGACGGCAGCATTGCCGCTAACCCCCAACGTATGGGGCCGATCCTGCTCCAGTCTCGCCTCATGGCGCTGGAGCAACTGCTCGGCATTCAAGCGGAAATCAACGAGGCCGCGCTGCGCCTCGGGCGCCCGCTGGTGGATATGATCAACGCCGAGGAAGAGGCGCGCATCCGCGAGCTGATAGCGGCCGAAACGTGGCCTGATGGCTGGGATGGCGACGAGCCCATCGCCACCACTCCACTCGACAAGGTGTATGCAGACGGCTCGGTGCAGCCCTTGCTGTTTCTGGAGGGGAAACCATGAGCCGCCAAGTCCTGATTACCCGCGGCCGCCGCTTCGGCAAGAGCATGTTTTACCTGTTCAAATACGCCCAGGCTCATGGCTGGTCGGCCGCAATGACCAATGGTGGGCACCTCCGCTTCACCAAGCCCGGGCGCCCAATCATCCACACCAGCAGCACGCCGAGCGATTGGCGTGCAGTGGACAATGCCGTGGCCATGCTGGCCAGGGCCGATCGGCATTCGGGATTCGTTGCGGTGGAGGTGGCCCATGTCTGAATGTCGCTTCTGCGCGGGCAGCGGCTGCCAGGCCTGCAGCTACACCGGGCAGGAAGCGATCCTGCACCAGATATGCATGCTGCTTGACTTCCGCGCCGAAAGCCCTGCCGTGTCGCTCGACGAAGCCCATCACCAGGCCAAGCTACTCAGCTTGGCCGACTGGCACACGCCGATTGGCGTGTGGGCCGACCCGGCGGGAGCCAACGAGTTGGTCGAGATCTGGTATCAGGGGAGGCCGTACCGTGGCTGAAGAAGAAATCCCGCAGCACCTGATGGAGCTGCTGACGGAAGCGGAGCTGGCGAGCATCACCGGATATCGCCGCCCGCGGGAACAACAGCGCTGGCTCGACGCAGAGCGATGGCGCTACGCACTAAGCGGAGCAGGCCGGCCCATCGTGGGCCGGTTCTACGCGCGATTGAAATTGGCCGGGCTGAACCCCGGCCTATTGCTGGCCGCGGCAGAGCGGCCACATGATGAATGGCAAATGGACTTGGGAAAGGTGAAGTAGTGCGGCCGAAGACAAAGCAAAATCAGGACGTCTTGCCGCCCCGGATGATCGCCCGTACCCGGCGACTGAAGAGCGGCGACGTGTGGATTGGGTACTACTACAACGGGCGGGATGCGAAGGGTAAGCGGATTGAAATCCCGCTCGGCACCGATTTGGAGGCCGCGAAAATCAAGTGGGCCGCCCTGGAATCCAAGCCAGTAGAGAAGCCGGCACACCTTATGGGGGCACTGTTCGACCGGTATGAACGAGAGATTATCCCCACTAAAGCGCCCCGAACGCAGCGAGACAACCTAGCGGAGCTGCGACAGCTCCGCCCCGTGTTCGAGATGGCGCCAATCGAGTCGGTCACCACCCATCAGTTGGCACAGTATCGAGACGCTCGGTCGGCGAAGACCCGCGCCAATCGCGAACTCGCCCTGCTCTCCCACATGATGAACATCGCCCGGGAATGGGGGCTGACAACACGCGCAAACCCCTGCACGGGGCTCCGAAAGAACAAGGAAAAGCCCCGCGATTACTACGCAACACCCGAGGTCTGGGCTGCCATTTACAGCGTGGCGGTAACCGAGCTGCAGGACGCTATGGACCTCGCCTACCTCACCGGCCAGCGGCCGTCTGACGTGCTGAAAATGCGAAAGCGCGACATCGTCGGCGACTACCTGCTGGTCGGCCAGGGGAAGACGCAGAAGAAGCTCCGTATCCGCCTGCAGGAAAACGGAGAGCCAACCGGGCTGGGACTGTTCCTGGAACAGCTGAAGGCCCGCCACATCGCTGAAGCGCGCATCACCGCCCCGCTGATCTGCAACGTCGACGGGCTTCGGCTGAGCTACGGAATGCTGCGCAACCGCTGGGACGATGCACGGGCGAAAGCGGCAGAGATTGCGTCGAAGGCCGGCGACGACGACCTGGCCGCGCTGATCCGTGCGTTTCGGTTCAGCGACATCAGGCCGAAGGCGGCGACGGAGATCGAAGACCTCTCCGCCGCAAGCCGGCTGCTCGGGCACACCAAAGAGCAGATCACCAAGACTGTCTACCGCCGCCTCGGCGAGGTCGTCAGCCCCACCAAATAGCCCCGAAATCGTTTCCGCAACCCACGCTACCCCCCGCGTCGTTACTGGTCTCCAGAGGACCAAACGGCGCGAAGTTGCGGAAACGATTTTCTGTAAGCAGTTGATCCCCCCTGCCCTTTGTTTCGGATTGCAAATCCGTGTACGCCGGTTCGATTCCGACATCGGCCTCCATTATGAAAGCCCCGTAGATCAAGCATCTACGGGGTTTTTTCTTTTCTGCGCCCCACTATTTCGGGACAACGGAAAGTGCCTGGGCAACCTTGCCTGCACCCACCTTGCTGTATATATTCCGCGCGTCGCCGCCAGGCGATCTCGCTGTAGCGCTACCGCCCGAATGGCGAAATCGGTAGACGCAAGGGACTTAAAATCCCTCGGGGGTAACCCCGTGCCGGTTCGACCCCGGCTTCGGGCACCA